AAAGTAGAGAACATTGATTGTCTTTGTGAAGAAACTTATAAAGACTTAGAGATTACAGAAGCAGAGTATCAAGGTAAGAAGGTCAAACTGAATGACCCGATACGAGGTGGTAGTAAGAAGTTCTATGTTTATGTAAAGAATCCTAAAGGTAACATTATCAAGGTTTCCTTTGGTGATACGACAGGCCTCTCTATCAAACGAGACGACCCTGCTCGAAGAAAGTCTTTTCGTGCTCGTCATAATTGTGATACAGCAAAAGATAAGACAACAGCAAGATATTGGTCATGCTATCAATGGCGTGCAAACGCTCCCGTCAATAACTAATCCCTTATAAATATTACGACTAAATTATGAGCTATTGCGAAGCGAGATATCAAAATTTTAATACCTCAAATTAAGGAGAAAACAATATGATAAAATATATTGCTGTCGCTATGACAGTACTATTCACTACAGCTGTTTCCGCAGCTGAAGTTATACCATACGGTACCTTTAACTACAAGTGGTCACATGATGAAAACGCCTCTGGTGTTGCATATGATAAGCTTGAAGATAACGGTTCGTTAATCGGTGTCGAGATAATCGACCTCGGTGTAGAAGGTGATACAATACTTGGTTTTGCTAAATTAGAAGTTGGTGTGGATACAGATGATTCTGGTTCAGACACTTTTGATTCAAGACTGGCATATGTAGGACTTGATACAGAAATGGGAGACCTTTCAGTAGGTCGTCAATCACACCCTTATACAGATAATGTTGCTACACGAGCTTCTATCTTTAATGTATATGGTGGCAATTCTTCATTCTCTTACGGAACAAGAAGTTCAAACTCATTAGCATATTCAAACAAAATAGGTCCTGTATCTATTGACGCTTTGACAGTTGTTGATGGTTCTTCTGGCGAAGATAATGGTATGGATTCTTATGAATGGTCAGCGTCTGCTGATATTCTAGGAAGTAATGTGTCAGCAGGTTATGCTGATGACATTGTAAACGACATATCATACTACGGTGTAAGTGCAGAAACAAGTTTAGAAAAATTAACAGTATCGTCTAGTTACACAATTAAAGACGCTGCTACAGATTTAGCTGCTTGGGAAGTAGGTGCGAATTACAGTATTCTATCTGTCGGTTATGGTGATAAAGAAAATACAGGAACTTATACTACTGTTGGTCTTGCAAAAGATTTAAACGATAGTCTAACTGTATATGCCGAAGCTGAGATGGCAGACAATGATGGTTCAGCAGTTGATACACAAAAGTGGTCAATCGGAACTAAATTTACATTTTAAATAAACTAGATGGTATCCCCTATTTTTAGGGGGTACTATCATATGCAGACACCTCAAAGAACCGCCTGAGCGGCGGCTATGAGATTCTTTTTCCTAGTCTTTTCTAATTTTTATTGCGATTGTAGAGGTATTCATTGAGGGCCTCTTCCCACCTTGAACCGTATTCTGTTCTGAAATAACGGACCACATTTGGGTCCACATTATCATTATTAACAAAATAAGAGAAAGTTGGAAAGCGAATGGCGTCAATGATACCTTGTATAAGTTGTACCATTTTTTACCTTTCATTCAATAATATATAGATAAGTTCGCCATCGGTTTGCGTTGTTCATCCTATACGCTTGATATGCATTTTCGATATAGTATCTTTTGATACATTTATATACTACATCTATAATTCTTGGTTCTTATAAGTACTCATGTATGTCCCTCCAGAAACCCACCTAAGCTAGCTTGGAGCGAAATGAATAAACAACAACGAACATGGATAGTACTATCTACAATAAAACCAAATCGCATGGTAAAGATAGATACTTATGAATATGATAGTCTAGCAGACGATATATTAAAAGATAAAATATCCTATCAATCTCTAATAGAAATTTTTAACGATAAGATATATTGGAAGTGGTTTAAGAGTTGTTATATTTCTCAGACGCCACAGACCTAAGAGCAGGTTCTTGTGGTTCTGTTATTTTTGAATTACATTTATAATGGTCTTGTGATAATTGTATAATTGCATAATGTATAACTTTCATCAAGTCAGCCTTATTACGGCCTTCTTTCTTTCCGTATCTTTGAGCATACTTTAAAATATTGCCCATACAGAAACCTGTACCATGACCTTGGTCTATGATAATTTCAGTTGCCTGATAATTTTTAGTTTGAGCATAATGTGAGTCATATGTTTTGTCAACATAGGCCTTTACATCTTCTAAAACTTTATTTTCATTAAACTTGTAATCTATTGTCATCTTGTCTTCCTTTCGTTATATTTTGTTTCATTATTAATCTTTGAGTTTTAGTTAATTTAGGATTAATAAATCCTTTAACTTTGTTTTGTATCTTTGATGGTGATAAACCAAGCATAGTACAATAGTTAAGAAATGACCAATGGTGTTCACTTTCTTTATTGAGTATCCAGTCGATTGCTTCGACCTTATGTTTTAGATACCTGGGTCTCTTACCCATGTACATAGTATCCTCAACTGCTTGAGTTAGTATTGCCGTAATAAATTTTTCTTCACCTGTCATTATATATCCTTTTCAATTTGTGAGAAGTATGCCCAATATTGGTCACCGTTCTCTGTTACATATCCGATAGAGCCATTATAACCCATGTCGGTATCATATTCTTGTACTTGTATACCATTCTCACCTGCAGGATCATTTGTCGTTAGGGCGAGAGATATATCAGTTATCTTACCTTCTCTTGGTAAAATGTTTCTAGTATTCACAGATACTTTATCATCTATTTTAATTAACACTTACTATCTCCTGTAAATTAACATCTATATTAAAAGAAACTTGACTTGCAAGTTTTGGCCACTTAGAAACAAAAGTAGTTACAAATTCATCTCTTTGTTCCTGAGTCATAGTAGCGATAACCTCAACAAGGTTATCAGCTAAAACTTGATTCATTGGATCGTTAAAGTTATCGTCTATCATGCAGCCTCCATCAAAGAGTATGGTACTCTCCATGTTCCACCAAGGTTAGTATCCTTGATAACTGCTCTTGCAGGATTAGTTTTGACAATAACACCAGGTCTTTTACGACCATTAGTTCTACCGAAGATGACATGGTCACCCACTTTGAAGTTAGCAAAAGAGCCTTTTCGTGCTTCTTTGATTGCCATTTCTATTAACAGTAAAGCGTCTTTGTTTTCTGGATTCTTGATAAAGTCAAGAATGTCAGGTACATTGTTAAATTGTAATTTCATAATATAATTTTCCTTTCGTTTAGTTTAAGTATAATGGACCAGTCCATTGCATTGGGTAATTTCCTTTAAGAACATTACCTCTTGGTGAGTTCAAAGCAGGTGCAGCCCAACCAGCAGGTTTCAAAACATCACCTGATTTGAAATGTTTAAAATCTTTTTTTACTATAAAAGCATGAACCGCATTTTGTCTAATTATTTTTATATACTTTGGTCCTTCTTTTACTTGCCAACCATTTTCAAAATCTTTTAGCATTCTATCATTATTATTAAATGATTTATAATCTTCAATAGAAGCATGAATTAAATTTTGAACGCCGTCTTGTAGTGTCTCGGCAGACTTTGATACTGTAATCATTATATAGCAGCCTTTCTTTTTTCGTCAAGTTTATAATCTTCTAACGAGATATCTAAAACTTCGTCAACATTGTAGTCGTTGATATCGCAAAGTTCAATACCTTCTACATTAGAAAGTTTTTGTTTAGCATCAGCATGAGTAATTTTGCCTTGACAAAAGTTCATGATGATTTCATCGGATTGCTTTTCAGCAAGATCCCAGTAGTAGTTTTTCACTTTAGACATTATTTGTCCTCCTTATCATTATATTGTTGTGATTTAATTGCAAGAAACATAGACATGATTCCTACAGTTGCAAGTACGAAACATAAAACGAAGTTATCGCCTGATGTTTCTAGAGTAGGGCCGTCAATCGCCCCTACAGCGAATATTAAACATAGAATAGCAATTATTGAAAATACACTTGTCATTACAGTATACTCCCAACACATTGGTTAAGTAATATTAAACTTAGTAATATTAAAACAGTCAATTTAAACATAATATAATCTTTCTTTTTTGTCATTATGTGTATATAATACACTAAAATGAAACATAATGCAAGAAAAAAATGGATTATTCCATGGAATAAAACCCTTATTTTTCAACGATTTAAGTAGCGCAAGTTGTCGCACTCTAAAAACCCTTATTTTCTGCGTTTTTTTCATTTATATGTATAAGCTACACTAAAAATACCCCTTTGTCAAGTAAAAAATGGAAAAAAACCCATAAAA